TTCAGGTACTACCTGATCAGGAATGAACTTCTTGTATTAGTGTAAATCATTTATTAATTATTTTAGAATTTAAACCTTCGTTGTTATACTTTTTAATTCCTAGATACATACTCTTTAATTGTCTTTTTGCTACAGGATGATACTTGTTTCTGTTACAAGCCATTATGGCTAAACCAGAACTTATTGACGCATCATGCTTAGTTCTATTATTTATATTAAATTTTGCCCAATCTTCTAACGTTTCTTGAAAATACATATCACCTGCTTGACCATCAGGGTCTAATCCCACATAGTCTTCAATGTAAGATTCTATAGCAGCTGCATGAGCTTGTTTCATATCTTCACTGGAGTTGGGTACTCCACCTATTTCTCTTTCTGTAACTGATAATTTATTATAAAGTTTATCAGGTCTGTTTATTGAAAATAACCTGTAGCCTCGTCTTTTTAAATAATACAGTAATCTGGGTTTGTTATTTTCTGCTAACAATGGCATTCCATAGAAATGCAAAGCCATTAATATATCTTCAAAGAAAATATCTGCTGTTTGAGGTCTTGCTATATATTGAAGAAAAAAACTATGAGATGGGGCATCTTCTAAATTAAACTTAGTTAAACCATGAAAAGATCCATTAGAGCCTCTTCCATCCACTGTTCCACTTATATCATAACTATCACATCCAAAAGCTCCAACATGCTCATTACCAGGAAATTTACCTCCATTCTTTAGTATTACATTATTTTGAAGATGTTTAGGTGGAATCCAAGAAACCTTAAATCTACCATGTTTATTTGGAGTAAATAATACTTTTGTATCTTTAACTCCATTTTCCCACATAAAACTACCTCGTGTAACGTTAGCAAGATTATTTAAATCTTCATTGCTATCTATTTGTTCATATATTTTAACCAAATTAAATAACGATTCTTTAGTTTCATCTCTAAAAGCATGTTTCTCTGTGCGTGGAAATTGTCGGTAGTATTCGTTTAACCCGTCTTGATCTTCTTTCAATCCTTCTACTTCGTTTTCCCAATGTTCTATTACTCCAATTTCAATGTAATTTCCATCTATACCTAAAACTGGTTCTTTAGGTGTTTCAAAAACAGGATATCCATATCTATCTATAAATCCTTCAAAATTCCACTCCATTGGTATGAATAAAGAATATAAACCTTCTTTAGTTTGACCATTTCGGTTTCTTTGTAAACAACCAGATCCCGAGTAAATATCTTTAAAGTTTTGTCCTCCTTTATCTAAAGCATTAGAAGTAGAACCCATCATGCATTTACCAATAATTCTACTACCTAATCGTAGACAAGTTTTAGTTACTTTCCAGTTATTTTTTATATTATCAGGTCTCTCCCATTTTCCACTTTCATCATGTCCTAATAGTTTTAATTTTTCACCATCATAACTATTGTCTCCTGTATTTTTCCAATCTATAGTTGTATCTAATCCATCTAATTCTCTAAGCTCTTCATTAACTTCCAGTTTTCTACGTGTAAGTTTAGATGCCGGAACCCTATATGCCAATTCGGTTTTAGGGCGATCCATACCATCTTGGATTGGTTTGAAGAAAAACGGATAGTTAATCGAGATTGGTACAACTTTATCTGTGAACATTTTTTTAGCATCTGCACCAGTCTTAGATAAAATCCCGTATCTACTGTCGGATGATATGGTTGCTTGATTAACCAATTCAGCTGAACACATGAATGAGAAACCGGATCGTCTATTTTTAAGATAGCACATTCCATAGGATCTAGTATCGGCTTTACAAGCTTCCCAGAAGATAAAGAATAATCTATTTGCTTCTCTGTAGTCAGGTGCTCCAACATCAATTTTTGACCACTGCAAGTACATGTAATGAGTACCAGTAATATAAGTAGGATTGCCATTGTTAAAAAACCAAAATCCCTCGTCTCTTCTTCTAAATTCTTCATCTATATAATCCCACCATTTACCTCTAAATTCTTCAGGATACTTTTCCCAATCAAATCTACTTTTTATTCTTTTTAGTTCTTTCGGGTATTGGAATTGCTCCCAGTATTGTTCCTTTTTATCTTCGCTTCGTTTAAACGATTCATGCTCTGCTGGTAATGCAATGCGGAGATTTTGTATTTCAAGGATCTGTCCAATTTGTCCAGTTTTACTTATTACAATAAAGTCATAGTCTTTGTTATAACCATAATCCCATTTTTTTAACTTATTTTGTTTCTTAAGTATTTTGGGATTAACAACATCTTTTATTTCTGTCCACAAGGTTTGCTTATAACTCATTTACTTCTCCCTTCTGCAAAGCCCTTAAATTTTCTAACTGGTTTTTCTTCTACACTTTGTGGTTTTTCTTTTAACAATTCTTCTTCTTCTTGAATTCTTTGTAGAATTTCAAAAGCATCAAAAATAGCTAATTTTTTAGTGGCAGCCGCGTTCTTCAGACGGTCCGCAGACACATCCTCCCCCGTGTCTACAATTTCCTCCTTCGCTACTTTTATTAACTCCTTCACCGCTTCGTGTCCAGCTTGGATTATATATTTCTTCGTCTCCTTTATGTTCATGCTTTATAATAATATCTTTAGATTTCATACAATATAATAATTCATTATCTATTATAAATTCAAATTCTCTTTCAGGTTTAAACGAAACAATATCTCCTTTCCAAATATCTATTTCATTTAACAAAGTGTTGTTGTATTTAATAATACCTTTTTGTTTTATAGTTTTATCTAGGTTAGTTTCATTTTTACTTTTTAAAGGTATAACAAAACATCTATCTCCAAAACATTTCCATTCATCTTGTTTATACAAATAAACCTGATCCATACTACAAAAATACAAATCTTTTTTAAAGTAAGATCTACTATTTCTTTCCTTTTCTTTAACATCATACCATCTTCTAAAAATATTATGATGTACTCTCACTTTATCTCCTTTTTTAATTGGTTGCTTAAAAGCTAATGGAATGCTTACAACTACAGCTTCAGTACTAATAGCTTTAAAGTTTTCAATACTAGTATTAACTATTAACTCCTTATCCCCAAACTTTTTAACATTATTATATCTATTTTCTATAGGAGTTATTATGAAATCATATAAACTATTCACTATATTCTAGATCAAATTCTACTGCGATAGCCATATTAGAATTAAACTTCTTCCATGGCAATATTTCATCGTTCTTTCTTATATAGATTAAGTACTCTCCATCCTTGCTATCTCCTATTATATCACAAATAGTGTGACCTCCATAGACCGATTGGCCTACGGAGTAATGCATTGCTTCATTCTTATAGTCTGCACCAATACTGATTTTTCTTATTTTATTCAGCATTAGACAAAACTTTTAATTCAGTCTTTTCTTCTTTTTTCTCGATTTCAGTATATTCTCCCGTGTTTACATTGATGTTTACACTTCCATACTCATTTTCAAGTTCTTTCTTAAACTCGTCTACAGTTTGACTAATAGTACTTATTCTATGTAGCATATTGTGTTTCTGAGTTTCTATATATCCAATTTCAGTAAAAAGATTATTTAATTCTTTTTGTTGATCTTGTATTGTCTTTAATTGTTCTTCTTTAATTTTCATTTTATTAAATTTTAATTATTATTAATTACACGTAGTAATTGTCTCTTGTCGCCACAAAATTTGCGGTCATTTCTGTTTCATTAAGCGATGTAGTGAAAAGTCCAAAAATTCCTAGATGAGCTTCCATGTCTTCAGATACTGCATCAATACCATTAAATATATTCACATTATCAAAATCAAACTCATCCATGTCTAGTCCAGAAAATTCTTCAAACCACATTCCTTCTGCGTTTACTGGAACGGTTTGTCCAGTTCCATCTCCATTTTCCCAATCCCAATCCGTTGTTGTTGCTGGAGCTACTGGTGGATTAGCTATTGCCCAATCTAAAGAACTTTTACATCCTATACCCATTTTTACAATTCCATCATTAGTGGCTGGTCCAGTAGCTGGAGTACTACATACGTTAACAAAAAGCCATTCAGTAGATAAATCCGCTCCACCTGATGGACTGTGATCGGTTAATTCAGGATATGTAAATGTTGCTAAAACAGGACTGAAAGAATAAACAAAATCTCCATTATCTAAATACATGGCTTGTTCGTAATTAACTCCACCGTCAAAATCTACTAATGTTTGATAACTAGAAAATAAATTATAAGGTCCTTGAATCCACCCACTGAATGTAGTTAAATTACTAACTGGAACCCCTAAATTACTTGCTCTAACTATTCTATTAGAACTTGTTCCACCGAGACTATAAAATGGCGCGCCAGTAGGATTGTTAGGTTCTGCGTTGCCATCTACATAATATTCAAAATCACCACCAGAATTACTTGAAGTAGTCATATCTCCAAAACTATTAGATAGTAAGTTATCTATATCGCTTAATCCTGCAATAGACCCAGAAACTGCTTGATTAAAAGACTTAGGGTTGTGATACATTAATAAATTTGAAGTATCATATTCTATTGAAGGTGGATAATTTAATGCTTCCAACATATTTTTAAACTTGGTCCAATAGAATGTTGTTCCGTCATAGGTGTAATGAAATAATACTGGATTAGCTCCTAATGATACATCACCATCAGGTAGTAAACTTTTCATTGTTACAGCACTACCGTAATCTTCATCTGGTAATTTATAGTCAATTGATGCACTTGGGTCTATAATCATCCAACCTTCGCTTCCATCAGGAAATTCCCCAATAGTGTCTACAGTTATTATATTTGTTAAACCAGCACCTAATGTTATTTTTATATTGGGTCCATCTGTAGCGTAATCCCAATCTATAGTGTTACCTGCAGCTAGAGTTGTAAAAGCTGAAGCACCGCCACTACTAGGGGTCACCCATTCTACATTACCATTTACATCTTTTGCTTGTAACACATCTCCAATAGAAGGAGCTGAAGGTAATGTTATTTTGAGTTCTCCGTCAGTGTCTAATTCTAATTCTCCATTAGTTTGTCTATTACTTATTAGAACACCACCATTTCCAGTTCCGCCATGATTAAATAAATCTATACTAGTATTATTAAAACCAACAGATTTTAAAACTAAATTACCACTACCATTTATCTCTATAGGAATTAAAGGACTAGATTCTATACCTGTTGCCTTGTATGTTATTGGATTAAATCCTGCAAAATCTAATATTTTTATTTCTTGACCAGATAAAGCTGTGTCATCTACTGCTAGTACCCCTGGTAATCCACCAGCTGCGGATATTATATCACTTCCTGAGAATCTAACATTAGTTAAAGTTCCTCCATTATCATAGTAAGCTGCAACACCCACTACATCGCTCATGGTAATTCCAGCTGTTGTTAAATCGTCAAAGCCGCTTATTTTTTGATTAGGCATGTTTTATTTTTTTATGTTTCTAATTCTACTTTGTCACTTAACCCAGATTCTAAGGCTACAACATCGAGCAGGGAAGGTACATTAATTTCTAAAGCTATAAAGTCACCACTTGGAGGAGGTGGTACA